TATTCCTCATTTACTTATTGCCATTACTATGGCTCTTTTCTCCGATGTTGTAGGAGAGAAGTATGGTGCTTTGAAGATTATTACTATTCTATCATTATATTTAATTTACGTTTTAGGACGTTTTTGGTATGCTCGCAAGCAGATTGTTGCAAGCTGGACTAGGGTCACTAGACCATCAGTTTGGCTTCGCAATTTGTCTTGGACTACCAAAAAGCGAATTTTAATGTTTATTAGTGCTGTGGGAGTTTGGAAGATTATTGTCGAATTAGTTCGAACATATAATACTCTGAATACGAAGCAAGCAGCACAACCCATCACACTTGAACCCGATATGAAACCGTACCAGAAAACTACTGAATTTTGGGACGAACGGGCTCGTGAAGCTCAGTACAAATTTGGCAATGCAGGCGTTTCTCATCTATCTCAAACTATTTCGCAAGAAAAATTTGAGGAGATGTTGAGTAGACGTTTGTTATATATCCAAAGAGAGGATGGAGAAGTATGCAATGCAGTGCCTTTGTGCAATAATGTATTACTTATTCCTAATCATTATGTAACGAAGAACACGACAATGGTATCATTGAAAAAGGTTGGAGGACATACTTTTAAGAATGTTCCTTTAGCTCGTATTTCGTGCCAACATATCGCAGGAACTGATCTAGCATTATGGTATGCTCCAGGAGCTGGAGAACACCGCGATATGGTTGATTATTTTCCCAAAGATATCCAAAGCGATAAAAAGCTTTCTGTTATCACTTTATACAATAATGATGGATCGAGTGTCAAATATCCGGAAATGACTGCTATTCGCGGTCGTGTACTTACAACCTCTGGGACTTTCCAGGGACTTAATTACCATTTTCCCGTTGAGACATTTGGTGGTTTATGTACTGCCACTTTGGTTGGTAATGCTCAAGGCATTCCATTCATTGCAGGTTTACATTTAGCCGGTCGAGGACATAAAGGTGCTGCAGGTTTTGTTACACGAACACAATTGCGTGATGCACTTGTGTTATTGGAAGCAAAACCCAGTATTTTATTGTCCACAAATGCCACTCCCATGGAAACTCAAAGCATGGGCGTTACATTTGGTCCTTTGACTAAGCCACACGAAAAATGTGTAACTAACAATTTGCCTTATGATGCAAAAGTTAGGGTGCACGGTGGCCACACATTGGGCCGCTCTTCTCCATCATCAGCTGTTGTAACTTCGGTTATTTCAACAGCTGCTGCTGCGATTATGAGTATTCCAAAACAACATGGTCCACCACCTGCCATGGATGATGACTATCATAAGGTAGTTGACATTGCTGGTAAAGTTGATACTGCTACACAATTTGATGCTGAATTAGTGACCAAGGCTTTCTTGGATTATAGTATTCAATTGAATAAATTACCACAAAGTGAGTTGAATAAACTCGGTAAATTATCTGATGATGCTAATTTGGCTGGCTTAGACGGCGTTCTAGGTTTGAATGCCATTAATTTTTCTACATCTGTTGGATGGCCCAATAAAGGCCCTAAGACACAATTTGTTAGCAAATCACACCGCCATGTGGAAGGCATTTCTTGTCCTAGAGATGTTGATCCGGCAATCTTGGAGGAAGTAGCTCGATTAGAGACTAAGCTACTTGCTGGTGAAAGCATTAATACAGTTTTCAAAGCTTCATTGAAAGATGAACCTACTAAAATAGGGAAAAATAAAGTGCGTGTATTCGCCGCAGCTAATTTCCCTTTTGTATTTTTGGTTAGGAAGTATTTCCTCTCTGTAGCCGCATTGGTACAGAGAAATAAGACTATCACAGAATGTGCGGTAGGTACTATCGTTCAATCCCCCGAATGGACTGAACTATATGATCATATCGGACAATTCGGTTGGGACCGTGCTATTGCTGGCGATTATGCCAAGTTTGATGCACGTATGAGTGTGCAATTCATGATGATGGCTTTTAAGTTGCTAATTAATGTAGCAGAAAAGTCAGGAAATTATGACGCGGATGATCTTAAGATTATGCGTGGAATTGCATCTGAAATCTCTTACCCAACGTATGATTATTTCGGAACTTTGTTACAATTTATTGGATCTAATCCTTCGGGACATCCTTTGACTGTAATTATTAACAGTTTTGTAAATTCATTATACATGCGTTATACATACTACTCAATTGCAAAGGAAAATGGTTGGTGGCGTACACCACCATTTGCCGATGTTGTTGCACTTATGACGTATGGTGATGATAATATCATGACCGTGAAGAAAGGTTTCGATGATTATAATCATACCGCAATCGCAAAACAATTTGAAAAAGTTGGTATCACATATACTATGGCTGAAAAGGAAGCTGAATCAGTTCCCTTTATTAACTTAGCCGATGCTTCTTTTTTGAAACATTTTGCAAAATACGATGAGGAGTTAGGATTATACCGCTCCCCCGTAGAAGATACTTCTATTGCTAAGATGTTGCATACTCACCTTAAATCTAAGGTGTTGACTATGGAACAATCTAGTGCTGAAGCTATTCAAAATGTCGCCCTCAAATATTTTGAGTTTGGTCGTACAGTTTATACTGAACGAGTTGCTCAATTAGAAGAGGTAGCGCGTGAGTCTGGAATTTCAACATTTGTTGGACCAATTATGTCCTATGATGACAGACTCGCGTGGTATCGCGAAAAATTTGACCTATAAGGTCAAAATGGGCCGTCACTGGGCCCTAAAACCGGTGAATCGCGCTTCCTCGTGCGGTATAAGCTAAATCTGGATGCGTGTGTGATAATAACGCGTACTCATAGTAGGTTCTGGATTACCTATTGAGTGCGGACAGGTGCACACGTGGACTATATATGTCGTTTTTTAGCGACGGAGGTTTGTCACTCCAACAAAATAGCACTGTTATGTGTCGATTGATGTACCGCGCATAATAAACATAAATAAACATTACTACTCTTTATACAATTAATGAGACTGGTCTTCCTCTAATGGACCAAACAATTCACAGAGTTCCTTCTGTCGATGTGCTAGATGATTTAGGTCGCCTAGAAGATCGAGTGAAAGATCTCAAATTAAAATTGGATAAAAAATACCGGCATTGTTCTCAGTTGCAACGCCGTGTAGACCAATTGGAAAGCATGTTGATGATATCGCAATCAGGTAACGGGGATTCAGCCCCCGCACCTGGTACAGTTGAAAGCGAATCAGCAATCATGACAACTGAACAAATTACAGCTTTTGCAGACCAAGATGCAGGCTGGACCACAGAAAAAGTGGGTATGTATGATCCGACTATGGATCTAGGCAATAACTCCAATAGTGACTTAGGAAATTTTCTCCTACGTCCTATTAGGCAATCAGCACAGAGCTGGGTTGTCGGCCAACCCTTTTTCTATAAGTTTAATCCTTGGACATCTTTTTGTGAGAATACATTTGTATCAGATAAGATTAAAAATTATGAACTATTGCGCATGAAATTACATGTTAAAATGGTTATTTCCGGAACGAAATTTCATTACGGACGTAGTTTGGTTTCTTATAACCCATATACTTTAAATGATCAAGTAACTATCCAGAGAAATTTCATTCCTCAGGATCTTATTCAAGCTTCACAAAAGCCTCACTTCTTTTTGAATCCCACTACGAATACAGGTGGTGAATTATACTTGCCATTCTTTTGGGACAAAAATTTCCTTAGTATTCCTTCAGCAGACTGGAGGGATATGGGAGAAATCACTGTTTCTTCTTTTGGAAATTTGTTGCACTCAAATGGTGGTGATGATCCGGTTACGATCACAACTTACATTTGGGCTGAGGATGTGGTATTAACTATGCCGACATCCGCAAATCCGCCTTTGGCGTTGCTTTCACAGAGTGGCCGTGGTGGTAGAAGGAATAATACTAAGGATTCTTCTAACACCATGGGTGCTGATGAATACGGCAAAGGAATTATTTCCAAGCCGGCTTCTGCTATCGCTAAGGCTGCAGGAGCTTTGAGTAATCTCCCTGTTATTGGACCTTATATGACAGCTACACAGATTGGGGCTGGAGCAGTAGGAAATATTGCATCCATGTTTGGATATAGTCGGCCCAATATTATTACTGATATTGTCCAATATAAGCCATCACCCACTGGAAATTTATCTAATACTGATGCAGCGGATGGAGCCATGAAATTAACATTGGATTCTAAAGCTGAATTATCAGTTGATTCAAGAACCACTGGTTTAGATGGAACTGATGAGATGGGTATTCTTGATTATGTCAAGAGAGAATCATATCTAACTCAATTCGATTGGGCACCTGGTCAAAATGTAGATGCTCTACTATGGAACACCCGTGTGTTGCCAATGCAATTGGATAATGTCCAAGGAGAAATTCATATGACTCCTTTGGCACATATGGCCACAGCATTTGAACGGTGGCAGGGATCTATAAAATTTCGTTTTCAAATTGTCAAGAGTGACTTTCACAAAGGTCGCATTCTTGCCCGTTGGGATCCCAATGCCTTTACTTCGTCCGTTGACTACAATGTCAACTATTCGCGAGTTATTGATATTGCGGAAACTGATGACTTTGAAATCGTTATTGGTTGGGGTCAATCAGAACCATGGAGAGAATGCGGAATACCGTATTCTACGGGTTCCAACTTCTCGTCCATTGCTCGTTTACTTGCGGATGGTACCGCAGGTAATGGCGTGCTTGAGCTCATTGTTCTCAATGACCTTGTGTCGCCTAGTGTTGATTCCCCTATTAGCATCAACGTATATGTTTCTGCTTGTGATGACTTTAAATTGGCTGCGCCAACTAATCTCAACATGAGCTCTTTTCATTTATTTCCACCACCTCAGACTTTGCTTCAATCACAATCCGGTAATCCCAATACCGAAACTGGAGATACGACGCAATCAGATAAACCCACATCTTCAGGTGAATTAATGACTATTGCTAGTAAATCACAACAGGATGATGCCACTTACCTAGTGTATTATGGAGATCCTGCTTGTTCTATTCGCGAACTTTGTAAACGTTACGTTTTTACTCGTTATTGGTATCCGCCAAATGCGAGTCCTGACGCTGTTCGCATTAGTGGTTTGCGAAATAAAAATCTCCCTTATTACACGGGTTGGGATCCCGAGGGTATTGATGTGGCAGCCAATGCCACTACAAAATTGACTGTGGGACCATCATCATTTATTAGTTGGTTTCTGCCGTCCTATGCTGGTTATCGAGGTGGCATGAGGAAAAAGTATCTTTTTTCTTCTGCTGAATCTCGTCAATCTCCCCTTGTCATTCGTACTAATATGAAATTGACAGGGAATGGTACATTCTTCAATTCTGAATATCTTTTGTCACTACCTAATGCAGGTATACAAAAGTATTTGAGTTCGAGATTTGCAATTGACTCCGGGGCCGGAGCAACTGCTACCAATCTTGGTATTAACAATACCATTGAAGTTGAATTACCTTTTTATCTACCAAAAAGGTTTTCAGCAGCCCGAAGTGTTCGGGCGCAATCACTCGATTGCAATTCTCACCAAGTGAGAACTTCGAGTACTAATATTACTACTACAGGCCCCACTCCC